TTGGGCGGGTTAGGCAGGTTGATCTTGTTAGAGAGGCGCTGAGACCCGCATGGCCGGTCAGGGGTGGGCAAAATCTATTCTTCGTGTAGAATAGAGCTATGGGAGAAGCTGTATCTGGTCAGAATCTTGCTAAGCACATGGTAAGTCAGGAACCTGAAGTGGCACCTGTTAGTCATATGAACACTCGTCGTGAGCGAGGAATCTTCGAGCCAACCGAGGGAGGAATCTATCTCGATCCTTCGGACCCGTTTGAGTCTGCGTGCATTAAGATTGTTGAAATGAACAGGAAGAAGCGACAGGACTACGCGCTCGACGGAGACCCCTTTAGTAATTTCCACATGTCTGTAGCCACACTGGGTGTAGATAATTTTGGTCCAATGGAGGCAGTCCTCTTTAATTTAGCTCAGAAGTTTGCCCGCTTGCAATCTCTTCGGAAGAATGGTAGACTGGATGCAGCGGCGAACGAAGCGGCAGAAGATACCTATCTTGACATAGCAGTCTATGGAGTGATCCTGTACTCCATGGTGCTAGCATTCAAGGATGGATCTTACTGAACAACCTAGACCGCTTTCACTAAGTGAATTAGAACTCGCAGTATCGAGAATTACATACAAAACCGGTTGGAACTTCACGGTCTTTATGGATGAGACCATGTTCCGACCGGTTTTCTATGTCACAGCCGAGGTCGACAATGCTTTCCGACCTGGTGAGAAAACTAAACTGTATATCCGGAGTCTTATCCCGACGTGGGTAGTCCGCAGTGAACACGACTTCTTCACGTGGGCACTTCAGCGCTTGATCGAAGCTGAAATCCATGAGACAATGGAGTTCTTCCACGTAGATGGAAAGACTTTAATCAATCCACACGATCCTGTGGAACCTAGAAAGGAGAGTGAAGATGCTAGAGCTACTTCCGCACCAGAAGATGGCAGTGGAGAAGTTCAGGGGAATTCCAGCTGTCTTTATCGGCGACTCAATGGGGGTTGGTAAGACGCTGACCGGCGTACAACGTGACCTGGACATCCGTGCAGCGTGGACGCCATCGACAAAGGACAGTCACTTTAGGACACTCATCGTCTGCCAGAAGGGCGGGCTGTCGGTCTGGCGCTGGCACCTGGAGCAGATGGGGGTATCTCCTGATCGCATTCTTGTGGTGGACCCTGGCGACCGCTCCCAATTTAGCGTGGAACTCGATCTTGGTGCTTGCAATTTCGATTACTATATTGTGCATTGGAATGCTCTTGCTCTACTGCCTGGACTAATGGTCCCGCCCAGGTGGCATCACGTCATTGCCGATGAGATTCAGTACGCAAAGAACCCTAAGACCAAGCGCACACGAGTCTTTAAGAAGATCCCGGCTACATACCGCACTGCTATCAGTGGTACGCCTGCTGACGATAAGCCGCAAGACTTCTGGTCTCCGCTTAACTGGCTTTACAAGAAGCAGTTCTCATCTTACTGGCGTTTCTACAATAAATACCTGAAGTGGCACACCCATCCTAACGGCTTCCGGGTCATTGACGGTGTGCAGAACATCAGTGACTTGCATGACCAGATTCGTCCGTACTACATCAGGCGAACGCTGACTGAAGTCATCGATGACATGCCCGAGAAGACACATTCTGAAATGCGTGTGCAGTTGACGAAGCGTCAGCGGCGTGACTATAACTCCATGGAGAAGTACCAACGCTCTTTGCTTGGCGATGATGAACAAGAACTTGTCATCATTCACAAGATCGCTATGTATATGCGGTTGCTTCAAATGACCATGGGCACGTGCGAAGTTGATTGGTCAAAGTACGAAGCATTCTGGGAGAAGCATCGCAATACTCCTCAGGATGAGCTTCCGAAAAACGCTCCGCAGGGTCCTGAGGTTCGCATCTTGGAGCCTTCTCCAAAGCTCGATGCTCTCATGGAATACATTGAGGAGCACCCGGAAGAGCAGTTCGTTGTTTTTACTAACTTCCTTGACGTTGTAGGGATGGTTCTAGAGCGATGCCAGAAGGCGGGAATCACGACAAGTCACATCACTGGGTCAGTGCTTTCACAAACCGCACGCGTTGCCGCAGTTGCGGACTTTCAATCCGGGAAGGCACGCGTATTTGTTGGAACAGTGAAAGCGGCGGGTACCACCATTACCCTTACTGCTGCCCACACCCTCATCTTCTTGGATCGTAACTGGAATCCATCGGTGAATGAGCAGGCAGAGGACCGGATTTGGCGTATCGGTCAGAAGAATGCTTGTCAGATCATCGATATCATTGCCGATGACACCGTGGACGAGCCACGTTTGAAGAAGATTTGGCAGAAAGCACAGGCCGTAAAGGATGTAGTGAATGTAAAATGAAGGATAAGCGGCTAGAGTGTGGCTGTCATTTTGATTGTACTATGCTCCCACATGACTGCGATGTTCCATGTGAGTGGCCTAGTTGCTTAACCAAAACGGAACAGATAGAGCTAGCAGAGGAACTTAGTAAAGATGTCGGCTACTGAGACCCAGTTCTACATTACTGAAGGTGTAGATAGGGAGGTGATTGTTCAGAAGGCAACTCAGCTTGTTAAGCGTGAAGGCTACATGGTAGTAGTACACGCACACTCGTATTCCAACCCGGAATGTAACGAGCTGTGTCTCCACCTCCCAAAGCAGGAAGAAGTAGTAAGTGACGGCTCCCCTGTATGAACTTCCTGGTAACGACATTGCCCGAGTCCACGCGGCGGATGCTCTAGGGCATCTTAATTCACTAGGCAAGACAGTGCACATTGCACGAAGGCTCACACGCTATGGTATTCTCGGCCGTCGATACTCCGATATCGAGTGCCCTCTCTCAATCTACCTAGTAGCTGTGTTGCCAGGAGTGCAGTGTGCTAGTGTCTCTTTGGCGTGGGTCTCTCTATACTCAGATGACCGACGTCATGCGCTGTGGCGAGTCCCAATTTCTCTACGGGACTATCCATTGGTAAGGAATTTTGTCAGAGAAGTTGACCGTGGACACTTTCCAGGGCTGTTGACGAGTCCGTGAAATGCCTGCTATACTTGAACATGTCAGAAGGTCCCCCCGACTGACAATAGGACTGACAAACTAGAGCGAGAATACGTCTAGACATTGGGCGTGCGGGGTTCTAGGGAGTTAGCGCAGAGGCTGGTCCCGTCCTCTGTCCGACACGGGACACATAAAACTTTATTCAGATGAGCTCTATTCGCACCACACGGACATGTGGTTCGCTGAATAGGGTGGCAGACAGGAAAGCCTCTCGCCTGTTTCATCGAAAAGGAGAGGCATTAAACTTCGGGTTGATCCCGGGGAGCTGGTGGCACGCCAGGTGGTAGAAGGTAAAAAGAATTAGATCACGGATGGAGTCAAACTCCGTCCCGGGTAAGGAGAGATTGATTTCGGCCAATCTCGTGCGCATGAAGCACCACGGTTAAGGTTCGTTCGCAGGATTCCATCCCGGGTTCCTTTCGCCTGTGTTATGAACGTTCCTGCTCAACCCGTGATCTAATTCCAGGCCCAATAGCTTAGTTGGTAAAGCGCCACCCTGTCAAGGTGGAGATCGCGGGTTCAAGTCCCGTTTGGGTCGCTGAGTTGGGCATTGCAATAAAGGTGTCAGTCCGGGGAACTACCTGTTTGAGAGTTGGTTCGCATAGCGACAACCTCAAACCTGTAGTAAGGTGACTGGTAGCGGTGCCCAACTCTCCCAATTAGGAGTACAAATGATTATCGTTGGTTTGATTCTGCTGGTACTGGGGATTATTCTCGGATTGCACATCTTGTGGTACATCGGTCTTGCACTTCTAGTGATCGGCCTTATTCTGTTTGCTCTTGGCTCGACTGGACGGCCGGTTGGCGGACGTAGGTATTGGTATTAACAATTAATAAACTCCCGAGGGGTGCGTCTCGGGCGGAAGATCAGCCGGAATGTTGATCGTCGTGTGCAAACGATTCCGAAAATAACGCACGTAACTATCCGTGGCGCAGTTTGGTAGCGCACTTGCCACCAGGGTTTGGTTGCGGTAGCCTTTGGGCATGACCTCAACCATGAGTGAGTATCAGATTCGAAAAGCTAAGATGCTCGCCTACCTTGGTGGCAAGTGTGTTAATTGTAGTAGTACAGAAGCCCTCCAGTTCGATCACATCGATCCGAAGACTAAGTCATTTGGAATCATGCAAAATTGGGCTATCTCATGGAATCGTTTGGTAGTTGAACTGGATAAGTGTCAGCTTCTTTGCAAGTTACATCACATTGAAAAAACCAAAATTAATAAAGAGTATGGTGGAGGTCACAATAAGTGGGAAGAGATTCAGCATGGAACTCCATGGGGATATAGTAAGTACGGTTGTAGATGTGACTCCTGTAAAAAGGCTAAGTCTGAAGCAGGAAAGAAATACAACAAAAACAAACGGGATGTAGCTCAGCGGAAGAGTGCTAGTTTTGGGAACTAGAAGTCATGGGTTCGAACCCCATCATCCCGACTGTGTAGTTGGTACATCCGAAACATAAGTAGGAAAACTGTACCGCTGGGACTACACATAGAGAAACCCCCGTAGGATTCCCTCTTAAATGAGGCCCTACGGGGGTTTCTTTATTTAGTTATTATTCAGTTGTAAATCACCGAACGTACTCAGACGCTCGGGGTCTCATCGGTGCTCGTGTCCGACGCGGGAACGTCAGCAGGGACCTCAGCCGGGGTATCGGCCACGTCCTGCTGAGCAGGAGTGTCCGCTGGGAGCGGAGCATCCGTCCCACCCGGCGCCACGGGGGTCTCTCCACCGACGTCCGGAGTGGTGTTGCCCGCGTTCACGTCATTGCCGTTGTCGACGGCCGGAGCGTCGTCCGCAGTGCCACCCGCAGACGGAGCAGGCACATCCGTATTCTCAACGTGATTCAGGATGGACTGAGCGGCTGCCTCAAGGGAGTCCGCAGCAGCCTGAGCGGCCGAGTTGTCGTTATTGGCAAGCGCATCCTTGAGCTGCGAAGTCAGATCCTGAATCTGCTGACCCTGCTGGCGCATGGCGGTAAGGGCGTCATTCGCAGCCTGCTCGTAAGTAGCCATATCTCCCCGAATCTTTGTAATCTCGTTCATCAACCACTCTTTGTGGTTGCTTAGCTGGGAGCGTACCCAATCGTAGACGGCCTTAACGTCCTGCTCTAGACCGGATATCCCCATTTGCTCGCGTTCCCACGCTTGAGGCATTCGGCACGTCCAGACTTTGTGAATTAAATTCCGGAACTACTGCTCACACAAATATACCCCGCCTAGCGCGCAGATGCACTAAGCGGGGTATAAGTGTTTGGTTATCGGATGTCGCCACTCCCCTGTAGGGTCCCGGCTTCCTGACGCTGCTTCAGCTTGTCAATGTTTTCTTCAGCTACGTCGGAGAGATCCATTCCCAACTCAGCAGATAGATTGGCTACGTACCAGAGGACGTCACCGAGTTCAGCACGAAGCTTAGGGGTGACGTCATCGAGGTCTAGCCCGTCTCGGTAATACTTCTTCCACTTGTTTGCAAGTTCTCCTGCTTCTCCGATAAGTCCGAGGATACAGTAGTTGATTCCGTCGTCGTCGGTGTCGTGGGGGTAGATGGCGGTGGACTCTGCGTGGCGCTGGTAGTCGTTGAGTTCCATGAATTATCATCCTGCCTTTGAGTTGTTAAAGAGGCTGTGGTTGGAGTGGGAGTGGGAGTTGTCGTTATCTCGGGCGACTGTGGCAGGCTGGAATCGGTAGGTGAAGATGCCGGAAGGATGCTCTGCGTTGTCGTATTGGGTGACGGTGTAATGGTTAATGTCGTGGAAGCTGACTGAGAATCCTTTTGTAGGGTCAATGTCGGCTGGGATTCGGATGATGTTCCTACGGCCGAAGGACTCGACTTTGAGGAGTTCGGAGGGTTCGTTAATTGGAAATCGCCACCTAGGTTAGGGCTTGGCAATCCGCCAAAGCCAAGGTAAAAAGCTGCAATCGAGAGACCTAGTACCACACCCAAAGGGACCGCCACGATAACCAATTGTCTGGTTAGGTGACGGTCCCTGGGGTCCGGCATTAGCCTCTGAAATAGAGGCATTGTCATTACTTCAACCTAAGAACCTGATTTGGATAGATCCGGTTTGGGTTAGAGATCCGATCCCTATTCAGATTCCAAAGGGTCTTCCAGTTCATGCCATACGAAGCAGCAATCTCCGACAGCGTATCCCCGCGAACCACACGATGAGTCGATGGCCCCACGGAAGAGGCTACCGAATCGTGAACCGGAGTGCTCGTTACCGGCTTTGGGGTTACCGGCTTTGGGGTATTCCTCGATGGCGTGGAGGTCCCATGGCTTGACCTGGGAGTCGGTGAAGGCTTTGCGTGGGTGAGATTTGCCTTTGCCGAGGAACCGGATGAGGCTACTGAGTTCAACGATGGCGCCTTACCTACCTTTCCTGACCAGCAATGTTGGGACGCAAGCCAAGGCTGGGTGCCACGACTCGCGAGTAGTGCAGTGGCACGTGCGTACTGTTCTGAGGTGGATGCATTACGTGGATCTCCCTTCCCTCCGACAGAACGCCAAGTTGCCAAGTCAAACTGGAATAGACCGAAATGTGTACCATTCGACGCATTCGGATTCCCGCTGGATTCGCACTGTGCGATTGCATCCAGGAGACTAGTGTTATCTGCTGCGTTGGCTTCAGGAGCCAAAACAAGCGGTACACCAGTGGCGCTAGCAACGCCAATACCCAATGCGAGGAACTTTCCGGTTGTCGATGACGCCCGCTCACGTTCCCTCGTATGATTACCCATTATACATCAACCCTTCCAAAGGTGTAACCCGGCCAAACGGGGGAGAGGATTGGGCCGGGTCCAGGGCCACCTTGGGTAATCACTTTGCCATTGCCAGCGTAGATAGCTACGTGACCGGGCCAAAAGACAAGGTCGCCTGGAACCGCATCTTCTTCATTAATTGGAGAAGCCTGCGCTTGAAGAGTCACTGAAGCACGATAGGGAGTATCAGGATTAATCTGCTTCAGGACCAGCCACACAAAACCAGAACAGTCAAGGGCTGAGAGAGATTTTCCGCCATACACATACGGTATTTGCTTACCCAAAAAGCTTTGAGCTACCTGGTAGATCCTATTTCGTACCGACCCCTGGGGAGCTGGAGTCGGGACGGGAGTGGGAGCAGGTTTAGGAGTCGTGACCGTGGAAGCTGGAGCAGGTTTAGCAGATGTATGTGCTGCCTGCGGAGGCTTTTGGGTGACCGTATTCAATTGTGCGGAAGGCTTTACCCTACCACTTGAAAGGCTAACGGCGGTAGGGGCTTCTGTAGGTACAGACGGGTGAATCTGAGTCTTAGTAGGTGAGACTACCTCACTCGGTGTGACCGAAGGCACGTCAGTCTTCGGACTTGTCTCATGTGGATACGTTACAGCCGTGGGTTCTGGTGTAAGGGAGATCTCGGCACCAATTCCAGAGGCCAATTCTGAAGACGGGATCTTTGGGAGCTGATCCCCTAGATGTGGGTAGAGAAAATCAATGGTGAGGGTCGCCGCAGCTCCGTTGAGCAGGATAAAACCCGCTAGAACTTTAGGCGAAACCACCTTGCTTCTCGCTCGGTGTCTACCTCTTGACATTATTAATCCCTAAAGCCCCTCTCTCGGCCTCCTGTTACTATTGTGGAGGTGGAGCGGGAGGCTCGTTGTGGTTTATTCTGAAATCCTATTAGCGCCAGGTTCTGGAGAGAAGATCTCCTTCACCCTTCGCGACGCTAACAAGCAAGCTATCGACTTCACTATTGGTTATTGGGCTGCTCGCCTTAGTATTGTACGCTACCCGGGGTGTCTAGAGGGAGCGTTTCATATTAGCGGCACCGATAATCAAACGGGAACCGACTCCCATTGGCTGACCTTAGAAAACAGTCAAGTCGTGATGATTCCCGACCCTGCTGTGACGCAGGAATGGAATTTCTCCCGTTACCACTATGACTGCTATTTGATCGGCCCTAATGTGACAGCACCGCCGGTCCGGATAGCGCACGGTCCTTTTATGATGGACCTGTGATTTAAATAACGAAAGGTTAAAGATATGGCAGAGGACCGTCCACTTCGGAATTGCATTGGGTGCGGTAAGACTGATACTGCCCCTCGTGATGCGGTCGCGCTTCCGGATGGCAACACTGTTTTTTGGCACATGGATTGCCACGTCCTTGCGACGGGCTGTGCTGTGTGCCGTGCGGTTCTGGACACCGCTGGTGGTTTCGGTAGCCACCTGAAGGATGACGCTCTCGTGGACCACCTCACTGACCCTGAGCTTGTGGAACAGCACGAGATCTTCACTACTGATGACGCTGTTGGCTATGCCGAGAAGCTGGTGGAGGGCAAGTAATGTCTGTTCTTGACAATGCTGAGGCGAACCGGCTTCTCGAAGCCATTGTTGGTAAGACTACGTACCCGGCTACCACGGGTCCGCTGAAGATGCGGCTCAACACTGCTGTTGGTTCGGACTCGGCTGCTGGTACTGAGGTCACAGCTTCCGGTGGTTACACCGCTGGCGGTCAGGCTGTCACTACGTGGAACGCGGCTGCGTCTCGACAGATCACGAACTCGTCTGTCGTTTCCTACACGAATATGCCAGCCGCTACGGTGACTTCGGTTGACTTTTACGACTCTGCGGGTACTCCGGTCCGTAAGCTTTATGGTGCTCTTGGTTCGAGCAAGGTTGTTGCGGCTGGGGATACACTTTCATTTGCTGCGAGTTCTATCACTGTCGGTTTCCAGGCTGGTTAATGAAAGGGTGGCCTACTTTAGTGGGCCACCCTTCTAACTGAATACCGAATTGTGGGAGCAGTCGAGTGACGATTTCTAGCATTCAGCAAAAGTCTGCTCAGGCTTCTTCTACAGTCAACACGACTACCTGGACATTCTCTTTTAGCTCTGCTGTCGCTGTAGGCGATCTCATGGTCGCTTACATCATGATTTCCAAGCAAACTGTTCAGGTAACAGGAATCACTGGTGGTGGCGTTGACGCTAGTGGTTGGAAAGAAATCACTACCGGTACACCGCTTCGTGATTCCACAGTCGGTGACACCCTGCAAATGTGGTGGGGTCGAGTCGGTACCGCAAATACCGGTACGACTATCACCGTCACATTCAACGTAGCACCAGCTTCGCTTCCTTGTTATAACATTTCTTCGTATCGTTCTACCCTTGGTACAAGCGCGGCATGGGCCGTCAATACATTCGCACGGCAGGTTGACGCATCTAGCACGTCAATGCCTTATCCGTCGATTACTCCGACGGTTACTGGATGTCTTGGTCTTGCGCACGCTGCCCCACAGAACTCAGGTACCAACCCGACAGGCTCGGGTGGTTGGACATTCCGTACTGTAGACCCGTACGGCTCTTGTTCATGCTATAACCTTTCCCTCGGTACGACTGCGGTTGCGCCACCGACAGCTAACCAACCCACTGCCGGTAAGGCTCTTGCTTATACCGCAGCAATTAGTGATGGTCCTACCTCCACTACGTATCAGGGAACAGTTTCTCTTACTGCTGTTCCGACGTTTGATAGCGACGCCATTGATGAGACCTTTGGCGCATTCAACGTCTCGGCTACGGCTACACTTTCGATTGGGCCGGTCGAAACTCAGGCTGCACCCACGACGCTAACGGCCTCGGGCACGCTCACAATCGGCGGCACGCGTCAGCAGCCCGGCACGGCCACCCTCACAGCTACAGCGACGCTCACCGCCAGCCCAGTTTCTATTAGCTTTGCTAACGAAGCCCTGACGGCGGTCCCGACCCTCGCGGTATCGGGTGTAGTAACCAAGTTCCCCACCTTTTCGGGAACTGCTGTCCCAACCCTATCCGTAAATGGGTTGACAGCGGCAACCGGTACAGTCGGATTGACTGCGGTACCAACGCTTTTCGCTACGCCAATCATGACACAGTTTGCCACGGTCAGTTTGACCGGAGTGGCATCACTGACGGTCTCTGGTGTAGTTACGAAGTTTGGCAGTGTGGGACTGACTGCGGTCCCGACATTCAGTGCGACGTATTCCTATACAGGATTCTCGTCAGTCACTCTAAGTGTGGTTCCTACCCTCTCAACGAGTGGGCTGATTACACAGTTCGGGGCGTTCACTGCAACGGCGGTGCCGACCCTTACTGTTAACGGAACTCGGATTCAGTTCGGCACTACGTCTCTAACGGCTGTACCGACTTTTAGTTTGACAGCAGCAACGGTCAGTGCCGCGCCTGTTTCTTTCATCTCAACGCCGACACTCTCAATTGGAGTAATCCAAACCGGCTTCGGTACCTTCACTGGTATTGCTACTGCAACCTTTAGCACTACCGGTTATCAGATCCTTGTCGGAACCTTCACCGCGGTCGCTGTCCCGACGTTGAGTGTCGTCGGTATTGCTATTGATTACGCGGTTACTTCGCTGACAGCAGTTCCGACACTGTCGGTTGTCGGTATCCCGATTGATATCGGTACTGTTTCGTTGACCGCAGTCCCGACGTTGAGCGTGACCGGCTTCCAGATTCAGCTTGGTATTCTGAACACGACTGCGGTTGCGACTTTAACTGTGAACGCAGTTGTAACCAAGTTTCCAGTCTTCAATGGGATTTCTGTAGTCACGTTCAGTGCAGGTACCGTGACTATCGGTGTGGGTGGTAGCGTCCTCACGGCTCTCCCCACCATTGCACTGACGATCACGGGTGATTATCACCTTACGCTTACGCTCAGTGTCGTTCCGCAGTTCTTTGTCGACATCGACGCTAACGTTTTCGGAACGCTACCGCTGAATGCCGTAACCTTTATTACGCTGAGTGGGGGACTGGAGCACACAGGTACTGCCCTTTTCCTCGCTAACGCCGTTATCTCGGTCGCTGAGCCTCTGAGGACCCTCGCCGGGGTCGTCACCCTAGACGTGGTGATGGATCTTGTTACAGAGCCACTGAGGACCCTATTTGCTCTGACCGATTTGACCGTTGTGCCCGAGTTCTCCTCTAATGGGGTAATTACTCGATTCGGCACCGTGAATTGTGACATTGTCCCGCAGCTCACAATCGTGGGAGCGCGTCTTAGCTTCGGTGATACCTCTCTGACAGCCGTTGCTCAGTTCACGAATAGCTTTATTCGTAACCTGACATTCGGTCTCTTCAGTGCACATGCGTTGATCAGTGTCGCAGCTGTCTATCAGCGTGTTGTCTCACTAGAGTTGACTGCCATACCTCAGTACGCTACTGGATATCTGCGTACTCTCTTCGGTGCTGCTGATCTGACAGCAGAGGCTTTCCTGAGCATCCCATACGTGGTGATGCTTTCGTCTCTGTACCTGATTCAGGCACTAGAACTCTTTGCTGAACTTTCGTTTAACGAAGTTCCATTACCATTCTCTGTAGTGTATGACGGTAGGTCTCGTGACTACCACACTGTCGGTGAATGGGAGAAGTCCGATTCAACTGTGACTCAGTCTCAGGACTTCCACACTACCGGAAAATGGAAGAGGTCCGACCCATCCTTGGTTAAGGTGAGTCGGACCTCTGAATTCGGTGGTTACTCTACTACTCGCTGGGAGTAAGCTTAATAGAAGTAAGCACTTCCAAGACAGCATTCTTAACGATAGCTGCGAGCTGTGCCTCGTCTCCCAACGGAGTCGGGGCACTGTTCGTTGTATCGGTAGTGCTGGTGGGCGTGGTGGTAGCTGAACCGACAGCGTCATTGATGATCGTCGTCAGTGCTTCCATGCGTTCATTGCTACGACGCAGGTAGTCAACGACAGTCAGAACCTCATTCGAGCCACCCTCGAACGATGGCCAACCCGGCTTACCGTCTGGGTTAGCCTTCGTATTTCCAGAGTAGAGCTGGAAATTCAGGTTCCGAAGGATCGAAAGAGCTTCCTTCTGCTCGTCTTCACTCAGTGCCATAAGAAATCCGTTCTCAGAAGTATCAATAGTGACGGCAGGAGCAGGATTAACACTAGGAGCAGGAGTGTTAGTCCCATTAACCAACGCATTAAAGTCTGAAAGCGTGCCCTTGAACGCATTTGCGTCTGTAGTGTGTCCTGCGACCTTGGCAGACGATGTGAACTGTAGAACGGCTACAGAGTTTCCTCCGTAGCCATCCCAAAAGTTAGCCGGTACCCGCTGATAGTTATTCGAGGCATAACCCGAGTTGTTATCCGGATACCGTGAGGACCACAAAGCAGGAAGGTCCTTAAGAGAAGGGCTACCAATCTGCTGCCAGTACCAGCGAGGAAGGTACAGGAGTGGAATCTTCGCACCGAGACGCTGTGCCTCATCTAGGAATGCCTTGACGTTCTTGATATCCCCACTGCCCTGCTCAACGTCAAGGCACCCCGGGACACCCGCAACCATCAAAGCCTTAGCAAAACACTGAGCCTGTGCGACCGGGTCATCCGTCGTCAGGTAGTGGTACCCGAGTCCGGCCATTCCGAGCTGCTTAGCCCGCTTTAGCCACGGGATAGACCCTGCGTAGGAAGCCGACGACTTCCCCTGAGAGAGCTTGCAAATAACAAAACTAAAGCCTTCCTTGTGGATCTGGTCAATGGAAATACCAGACTGATAGGAAGGGTGCAGGTCTACACCAAAAAGCACCACTGACTACTCACCCGCCACACCGGCGGTTGGAACGTACTGGTCCCCATCCTGCCCATGATTCTCTTGCGAACCTGGCAGGAAAGTAGCCTCGTCATTCCGATTGAAACCACGTTCCGAAGCTGCGAAATCCAGGTTATCCTGGTCGTCGTCATCCGACGAATTAAAATCGCCTCGCGCTACAAGAGCGTGGTTCGGGTCATTATCGGGCAGATTACGTCCGATACCCATTTTGACTCCAAACCCGGTAGAAAGCAGAATAGGCCCGACTCTACCAAAGCGGTAAGAGCCGAGCCTATTCTACCCTGCGTCGCGGTCAGGTCAATTCATGGAGTGATCAGCCACAATCCCAAGCTTGAACAGTGAGTCCCTGACGTGATCTGGTGATGAGGAAACCAAGGCGACAAAGTCATAAAGCAGTTCGTGCAACTCTGTCTGAGGACAACCCTTCTCCTCACATTCTGTGACCTGCTTCAGAACGTGAGTACAAATGACTACCATACCTTCGAGGATATGCGACTCACAGCACGTGCTAATCAGTGAGATTAGCTTCCGCATTTCATCCAACTGCGTGGGAAACTCACTGTACTGCTCTGCGAACTGATCGTTAATGAACTTCTCAATATAGGCTACGGCAACCTTTAGCAACCCAAACTGGGTGGAAACCACATTCTGAGCTTGTGCCCTAGCTTCCTGGGAGATTTCCATTGGATCAGTCCTTCCAAGTATCTGTGAGGGGAGAGTAGATATGAAGTTCTTTGACGAGGTAGCAGACTGCCTGTCGTACTGCATCGTTCATATGACGCTTGGGAGTCTTAGGAGTCTGGAACCAACCAAGCTTTTCCAACTTCAGATCTGTAGCGAATCCCTTTCCTTCAGAAGACATGTAAGTCTTCATCGGAACGTGGTATTTCTGTGAGACCTGCTTCATGATTCCAATGTACTCACAGGAGATCAGTTCGACCTTAGCCTTACCAAATGAACCATCGGTAGCGTGCTGCCGGAATGTGAAAGCTTCCGAGACAAGGTGAGGCATCAACTTCTCCATGTCACAAAAAGCAATCCATCCTAGCAAGCATTCCCACAGCTCGTTATGATGTTCCTGTGGTCCAAACTGTCCAACTGAGATATTGAAATCGGAAAGCTTCACAACATCTGAAGTCATTCCTTGCTGCTTCATAGCGATGTGGCACCACCCGGTAGTACCACCCGGATCGAACGCGAACACAGAGAAAGGCTCAATTAGGCGAGGCTTACACCTCTGCCCAGTTATGACCAACCTTTGCGTCGGTGTCGAATCGGACATAGTTTTCGGTCAACTCCTCTCCAGTCTCAACCATCACTCGGGAAATCAACTGTGCGATCTCTGGAGCTTCATCCGGAGTTGCCTCAGCGTAGATCGCATCGTGCACAAGGTTTACGATATAGACCTTGTGGTCGAATGTCAAGCGGCAAGCTGCCTCGATGACGATATCCGATGCTGTGCTCTGAGCCATAAACGCTTTAGCTTCGTTACGAACTGAGTGACGGTTCAGCTCGGTAACAAGATGAAAGCGGCGATGACGACCAAAAGGAGAAACAAGAGGGATTCCAGCACAAGCGTTGTCCGCCATAGTTTCCAGATAGTCAGTGATGTTTGGGATGACCTTCTGGAATGTGTTCATGTGACCCTGAGCTTCCTTCACATCCATGTTGAACTCAGGATCAGCAGCAATGCCAGCAGCAGTCCGGCCGTAAGCCATACCGTAGGCAAAACCCTTAACGAGCGGTCGAATTGGGTCCGACTTAACTTCAGCATCGCTTGAATCACTAAACTTAGCAGGAAACATACTGCGACACAGCTCAACAAAAAGATCCCGACTTGGATCATTGAAAATCTCCCTAGTGAATTCCTCCTTAGCTAACCAGGTAAGTACCCGAAGTTCTGCCTGAGACATGTCAACACCGACGAGGACACGTCCAGGATCACTAGAAATGAATTGCTTCTTGATTTCCTTTGCTCGCGGAATGTTCTGACTGTTCGGGTTACGCGCACTGAGCCGTCCGGACGTCGTCCCGTGGATGAGGAACGACGGGTGCACGGTGCCACGCTCGGTAACCCTTGCTCGCATCCCTGCGACGAAGGTTCCATCCATTTTAGTGATGGCCCTAATAGAGAGAATATCCTCAGTGACTCGCTTGACTTCACTGGGCACCTCATGCTTTGGGAGCAGGGATTCCAGAACCTCAGCAGAGGTTGTCTCCATGTTGACGCCGTGGTCTGCGTACCACTGCTTCACCTGATTTGGAGAGTTAGGGTTCAGCGGATGTGGTTCCCTTAGCTTCTTCTGCTTAGATTCCGGATCTGCCACCAGGGGAAGTCTCTTGGCAATCTCGTCGGCTTCTGCTTGGTACTTTTCGGAAAGACTAGCAGAATAGGCGACGTCGAATCCCATGCCCCGCGGCTCGACAAAAGTAAGCATGTTTGAGGCTCGCAGCATGAATCGGTAAGGCGCACCGATTCCGAACTTATCAATCTGCTCCGCGAAGAAGCCATCGAGTAGCCGCGTGACGTGAACGTCAAACGCATTGTATTTGTGGAGGATGTCAGCGGGAATGTTGGCGTAGTCAACCGGCCCCTTACCGTCCGGACCCTTAACGTACGGCGCGATCTCATGCTTCCAGTCTGGTGTACCAAGCCATTCCATACCCATGTACTCAAGGCCATGCACACCTCCATATTCATTAATGGTATAAGACTGGAGCATGGTGTCTCCGGCTAGCTCTGGTCCTCTAAAATCTTCATACCCCAGCCATGATCGGAGGACACCGATATCGTATTTTCCATTCTGGCATTTAATCCGGCACTCATCCAGCATGCGCATGAAGGCGTGTCGGACCATGCGGTTTTCAAAGATATCTGCGGTGAAAACGTAGACGTGATCCGCGTTTCGTACATCAGAGGGGCCGACACCGATGCAGAGCATCTTTTGCATGTGAACGTTACCATACGAAACGTCCTTCTCCGCTCCGACCTCAATATCTACGTAGACAGACTCACCGACATTGAGGTTAGTGATCTCGTTAAGTAGCTGGTAAGCCTGTTCGTATCGGTGGGACTGAAGAGATACCACTTGCCACGACGGTTCATACCAACCCTGCGGGAGGTAATCCGCCGAGACCGCCTTACCAAGGTCAGCGATCAGATACGGAGTCTTCTCCTGGCTTCGGAGGCAAGCCGCAGGATGGAACGCAGGCACTACCTGCATATTTTTTAAAAGCTCGGATTGCTTCGGGCGACCAGCCCTTAAAGAAGTAATACCAGCACGTGCAACGTTCTTGGGGAATACAGACTGAACAGCTGAATTGCCCATCGGAACAACAGTCGTAACCTCCGCTTCGGTCAACTCCGAAATCAGGCGTGGACGGCAGCATTCGATGGCCTCTGGAGGAAGCTTTTTGAAGGATTCTGGATAGTGACAGGCGCATGCGTTCGCCAATACTACTTCGTCTCGGGAGACTCCGTACTGGTCGAGGATGGTCCCGAGAAGTTGCCCCGACGCGCCAACAAAAGGCTCGCCCTTTGCAATTTCCTGACGTGCAGGTGCTTCTCCAACAATCGCAATCCTGTTTGTAACTTGACCAGGATCACTAGTAGGACCAAACACATCACTAGTAGGAGAATCAGTTCGAGGGAATCGTGTAGGGACATAACGACCCCTTTTGTAGAGCGGGCACTCTTCGCAGTTAGCTAGTGGGTGCTTCCGGCCCTGGAATTCGTCGGAGTTGGACTCGGTGGTCGTCTTCTTCTTTAGTGTTAGACGGATAGGCTTCGTCTTCGTCGTTGACAAAACGGTACTCCACTCGGGATTTCTTGGTAGCACCCTGTCCAGCAAGGGTGACAATCTTGATATTGCCTCGGGCTACCAAGGTCTGTTCAATATCCTGAATATCCTTGGACTTTACGTGGAACCGCCGCATGATCTCACTGCGGGAAGCGCCACCATTATCCTTGATGTACTTTACAATCTTGATTGCTTTCTTCTCCCATGGGTTGAGGTCGGGAGTTACCTCAATCCCTCGGGCAAACTCCATTGCGGTGCGTACCCACTCATTAGAGTAGCGGATCGCAGTCACAACGTCAATATACTCGACTACGGTGCTTTTACGTGCACCACTAAGAAGCATCGCAATCTTGATAACAGAGTTTGACAAGCGAGTCAGGATGGGAGTGTAGAGATTGGGAGTGGTAGTGCCTTCGCCGAGACGCGTAGCATCGTCCTGAAGCTGCTGAATCCGAGTCCAGGCATCCGGAGTGGCCGTCATCGTGCGCGGTTCCGGTTGCTTGGTTACTTTCTTAGTCATCCCTGCGATGGTGATCGTCTGAGTGGACGGCTGCTGAATCCAGTACGCAGCGATGTCCTGAACCTCAGCGAGGATGGCATCCCGAGGATCGGCGCCAGTCGAGTCCGGCAGCGGCGGACCGATCACCCGCATTTGATCCGGATTGGTACTCCCGGAAATGAAGATGAAGCGAGGCAGGAATCCGGATCGGATATGATCCATCGTACAGATTTCCTGCATCCGGTCCTTAATGCCACCAGACAGGATGACCAGACGGGGTTTCTTCACTTCAATTTTGCCAGAGCGGAGGACGCGCATTTCCTCCATGCCGTCATACATGCGCGTGAAGGACTCCAAGAGTCCGGACATGTAGTCCTTGCGCATTTGCTCAATCCAACCCGTGATCTCGTCACGGTGGAAAAGCGAGACCTTGCCATCCCGGTCTGACATCTCCGAAAGAATACCTTCAGGGGACCCGTCAGTACCCATGAGGTAATCGAGACCGGAGTCAGTAAGGAGACGCTTTGCCATGTCCATTGAGGTGGACTTACGCGTAATGGTAGTTCCAGCGAGAATCATCGCCCAAATGTTCGGACGGATTTCACCGAAAGAGGTTCGCAACGTAGTGTAAGGACAAATGATGGTGGAGAGTATTACCGCTGCGGCTAGTGTGTGATACTGTTGGGGAGCATCGGTAACTGACCGACCCCAATCGCGATACCTGTCGATGAATGTCTCAGGTAGATCGTCAAGCTCAGGGTCTTCGATCCGCACGAACGTTGCTGCGTGCCCGCGAATCAGCGTGAGATTACCTGACTCTCCACCTCTATTCCTGTTGTGAGCCACTACGCTACCTTTCACAAAAACAGTGTGGAGACGGAAAGGCCGCCCCCTTTCAGGGGCGGCCTCCGACTTTCTGCTACTGAGTGTCAGTCCTCATCAGGAACCATGAACTGACGGATGGTGTTGCGTGCAGTGTATTCCTGCGTGCCAACCTTGCGGGCTGGCTGAACGCCAACCTTCGCAGACAGCGACTCTCCGAGCAGGTCATCGAAATCAACCTCGATCTCGCCCTCCTCGGGGACATCCGCGCCAAATGCCTTCAGCATGGCCTTCAGTCGCCAAAGCGAGTTCTCGGTGATGGTGACGTTGTCGAAGATCTTTCGACCGTTGTACTTCTCCTCATCGCAGTTCACGATTTCGTAGGTGAAGTCAAACTTGGTCGCGCCGAAGTTCGCGGAAGTCTCCGACTTGACGGTGCCCTCCTTGTAATCCTGAAGCTCCAGCTCGTACTCCCCGGCCGGAACCGGATCGAACGACTTCTGGTCAGGGACTCCAGCGAAATTCACGGTCAGAGGCATTTGCCACTCACTTCCTCAGAGAAATTCCAGGCCGCTTAGCCGACTCGGATACTGTTGGTGCAGTCTTGCGTCCCGTCCAGTAATCGTGAATCACACTCATGGTGGGATTCACAATCTGCGCGGGCATCTTGCCGGTCCTGTCCTTAGCCGTCCAGTTCTTTGACCGGCTAGTCTCTAGGACTCGCTGACCCTGCTTATCGAAATGATAGTAGTAAATATCATTCAACATGCCGGGTGCCTCCTTCGCAAAGGAAGGAGAGAATGAGGGAACCAAATCGGTAAGAGCGGAATCCGGCTTACTAAGATCCCGTTCCCAGGCAATAAAGATTGTGTATACCGGGAGCCCACGGAAAGCTCGAATCAGCTTTCGCATCTGCTCCGAATTCTTATTCCAAGTTCCGTCTGCCCACGTTCCCGTGAGGACGTCATCAAACTTGAAAGTCTTAGGAGACTCATTGTGCAGGTGAGCCATGCCCTGCTTCTGAGCTTCAGTAAGGTTGTCAAGGATGACGGTCCGCCATCCCTCACTTCCTACTGTACCAGACTCCGGGTCTGCTGTCTTCGCCAGGTACTCGTATGCGTTCTGAAGCTCACCGATGGACTCGACGTCCAGGACGTCAATGTCCGGGAACTGCTCGGAGATACCCTCGCCGATGCCGTTCTCAATATTAAGGTGGAGGACCGGTGAGAGTTCCGGAACCAAGCAGGCAGAGGCAGCCAAAGTCGACTTGCCGATACCCGAACCACCGTAAAGCATGATGGAAGGCTTGCTCTTAACTTCACTTGCCTTACGGGTCTTCAACCCGCCGAGCTGTCCAGGCTTCAAAGTGGAGGTCATTTGGGAGTCACTTCACCTTTCGATACAGCGAGTTCAGTGTGTACTCATAATCTTCGCCTCGGTTCTTACCGTTGCATGGCGTGTAGTAACCACAACCTGAACACGAGAATCGGCCGGGTGCGGGGTAGATCGGCAGAGACGGTCGGACCATCTCTGAAGCCTCCATACTAAGATTATACCCCATCTGGTCAAGCTCGTACGGTGTCTTCAGGATTGGGAACCGCCGGTGGAAAACCGGCCCGTCCTTCGACTTGAGCCATGCGATGAACTCATCGTAGCATCCATCCTGGTATGCGTCAAAGTCATACTTCTTCACATGCTCTAGGAAGACTGCCAAGTTCGTACCCTGCTGCTTGTCCGTACTGAAGTGCCTACCCTTGATAGTATTCTTCAGGAGTGCAGGCGCCTTCGGGTAGTCCTTGCGGTACTCCGCGTAGATGAATCCCCGAATGTCCAACTCCAGCACAGTACGCAGAGCCCAACTGTAGCCGACTACCTGAGGGTCCATCTGAATCAGGTGGTCACTCTTCTGAACCTGCGCAGCAGATTTGTGATCCCAAACGAAGTAACCACCGTTGGCGATGTCTTCGATCAGTATGTCCACACGGCCATCGTAGGTGACTAGAGCACCTACAGGATGGAACTGTCCACAGCCACCTTCATGTGTTCCCGGCGTGAAACAACGAAGAGGCTCACCCGTCCTAGGATCAGTAAGAGGTACCTGAAAAGCTACCTCAGTCATGACGGGTCGGAACCAGTCATCCTCTACCGGGTGAATGTAGTTGGCATAGTGCTCAATCATGCCAATCCCGAGATCGATTCTCTCGGTGTAATCATCACCTTCGGCAACGAGGATGCGTTCCTGATTAGTTGCCTTCAGGAAGGCTGCCCGCTGGCGCTCGCACTCCTCGGTGAAGGCGACGACCGCACGACTCGCCTTCTCCTCCTTACTGGTGGAGTCCCACGCCTCAGGGTCGTAGAACTTCTCCATACCAATATGGAATGCAATGCCAAGCTCTAGAGGCTTGGGCGCCTGATCTAGGACGAAGCCCTGACGATAGGCCCAGTCCCACCGCCGACGACACCCGTTGAATGAACGGATCTCGGAAGTGTGGATCTGGTGTGTCTCGCGATGCTCTGCTGACGCTGTCGGGTGTACTTCGGGGGTGTCCGGAGACTGAGTCATTCTCGACTCGATTCTATGTGTGGTGTTGGCATTTGCCTTTGTCTTGCACATAAAAACGCCGGTAGCCGAGGGTGTGTAACTTCACCCGACTACCGGCGTCTGTTAAACAGTATAGCACACGTCTGTGTAGACGTCAAGTATCTATTCTGGGTTTGGATCTGGGGCCGCGTGCCGACCTTCAGGATTCATATTCGACCGCTGGTCGACAGGCTGGGAAGTGTCGTTAGGAATAAAGCCAACAGCAATCGTCACGACACCAGCCAAGATAATCTGCATAATGGCTGCTTGTGTCAGACCATGTTGCTCAACCAGAGAATTGACTGCGGTAAGTGCAGTCGTGAGGGCAGAGCCAATTACCTTGCCATAGGGCCAACCTGGATAGTTCGTCGTATTCCAGACGACAGCCGCACCGATGCCTACAAGTGCAACATTCATCCATTCAGTCGCACCCATTGGACTGTTCGTGGTGAGCAGGGGGAGAACTGCTACCAGGATTGCCCCAACTAGGTGCACGAAGGCTTTTGCGTAAGTCTTCATGGCTGGCTCCGCATACCCGGGTCCGTATCTAAAACCCCTGGAGGTGCGGGCGGATACGGAATTCCACTATTTTTAAGTAAATCTACAATCTTACGTGCCCAAATGATAATGTCATTCTTTTCACGTAAGAACATACGGTTTTGATCTTCCAGCGAGTCTACACGCTCACTTAGATGATCTATGCGCTCCCTATATTCAGACTGTGCTTTGCGCAGCTCAACATTGTCTGACCGCCAACCGTCGTCACGTGACTGAGCTACTTTTGCCAACTCTGCTGCGGCGGTGATTTCCTGTGCAGACTTAGCCGTCCGCGATGTAAACCGGTTAGCTACTAAAACACCTAGAAAACCGACAACGGAAATCGATAGCGAGACAAACTCAGAGGCATTCATTACTCAGTAGTCTTCCTTACTATCACAACTCTCGGGTCCGTAGGGTCGGGCCACCCAGCGATAATAAGGATGAATGCTGTTACTAGTGCCCATACCAGGAAGCCGAAGATGGCACCTGAATTCCCGTAGTCACCGCCTGTAAAAAAGTAAATGATTTCAGACCAAAGAAAAAGCAGTGCCCACATGATCGACGGAATGAGGATTGCGTTGAACCCAATTCCGTCACGTGGGTGGACAGAGCGTCGCGACCTCAGGACTCCACAAAATGTAGCGATCACACCGCAGACACCCCACAGAATCCCCATCCAGTGATTCTGTAGGAGATTGAAAACGTAGATAGGTTCTGGGTGATCTGGAGAAGAAAAACGGTCAGAGTTCGGCCGGTTAAAAATAGCAATACCGTAGAGCAACCATATTAATCCTGTAATAATCAGGATTATTCCACGCCTACCGATTCTTTCGATAGAGTGTTGGAACTTAAATACGCGGTACATCTGGCCGCTCCGGATTCTTAAAAGATAGAGGGGCCAGGGAGTATTTGGAGGGAGATTCGTACTTAATAAAGGACCAGTAGCTCCAGGAGCCCCCGAGAGCTAGCAGCCACTTTACGATGAAGATCCAATTAACGAAGTCACCGAAATGGCCCAGTTCAGCAACTGCTCCCAAGATGCACCACCCGAGCAGGAAAAGCATTCTTAGCTTCTGCCCAAGTGTTTCACACTTATTCACTACAGCAGCACTGAGTAAACACATAAAGACGACGTGCGCGATATATCCGATCCGGAGAGCATCCAGAATAGTTAGTTCTGTAGAAGCCCACGGAGTCGAGGGCCCCGTGGGACTAGTGAAAGACAACCACAAATCCCAGTTCATAGTACGTACCATTCTTTACAATACTCTGCTAAGGTACGCAGTTCTGTAACTGGAGATGACACCATTTCATCGAACTTCTCGATGATTCTCTTATCCGTCAAAGCGCAAGCTCGACACCAAATATCCTGCGAAGTGTCGAACTCGTTAAGGTTTAGCTTTATCTTACACTTTTGACAGACTCTGAATAGAGGCATGGTCCGCACCTACCAATCACATTTACGTGACCATGCCTCTAGTATCTCACACCGGGTCAGGTCCCATCGTGTTCGTCCTTTCCTCGTGACTATGGGCCGGTTCCACTCCCCATTGCGCAAGTGGTGCTAGCTTCTTGGGATGGATGTCAGTTCCAATCCGCTTCTGAAGTTCAGTGAGCGCTTCATCATAATTGCGCCCATTCGCGTCAAAAACGATCCAGATCCGACTACACCGCTTGCACGTGATGTGTGGCAATAGGGTCGGGTCCTGGGCTCGGAGAACCATCTTGGTCCGGCCACGAGGATCATTCGGGTTAGGAAGGTCAGTAGGGCCGATTACGTTGTTGAAATCGAAATTGTGCCCGTTCCTGTCGCAGTCATCGTCATAAACCTTCTGACGGATTTCATCGGTAATTTCAGGATTTACCATGTCACGTCCAAAGAATCCAGTTGAGTGCGATTGAGGATGGTCGATTGTCAACCGTGGTGCCGGTGCCCGGACCGTTGTCGGTAGAGCCACTCATCGTGTGGTTGTGACTGTCTGTGGTGTGTGTATATACACCATCACTTGTAGTGTTATTACTGTGAGCGTGACCAGGGTTTCCCGCTCCCGTGCTAGATGCGACGGAGTGGAAGAAGTCTTGGTAGCCTGGCAGAGCAGACGCGATAGTATCAGCACCAGCGTTGTGGAAAGCGTGGTTTCCACCATCGGCAGGAATACCATGCGTGTGCGTAGATGTGTGGTCGTGCTTGTGGCTATCGCTGCCAGTCGCTAACGATCCGAATCCATGTGCATGTTGCGGGAACGCATTCGTTCCAAAGAGTGTGCCGATTGCCTGCGTGGCCGAGGCTCCCATAATAAAACGATCCCTAAGATCAGGAACGGTGAAAGTAGTATTTCCGTCACCAACTCCGAAAGGTAGATTAGCGCCGACAATGGACTGATCCTGTACCCACTGCCACAACACCGCATAGGTAGTTCTGGAAAGTGCCTGACCCTGCATAAGTACAGAGTTAGTCGGAGCAATTGTTCCGATCCATGGCTGAATAAATCCAGTCGGCATTCGTGCAGTCCGAGACTGAAGAGTTGTATTCATGTCGTCAACCTGCTGCTGCAATGCTGCGATCGACGAAGTAGGATCTTCAAGCGGCCTATCGTCTGCCATTCTATTTCACCTCTTTTCTACCTACTAGCTACTAGGCAAATTGTGGAGTAACAAGTTCCTTACCGGAAGCCTCCACCTTTACCTGACGCTGACGGATTCGATAGGCACCAGAAATCCCAAGCTGCTCATGCAGAGTGTACGAGACTGTGTCGCCGATATCGTACATCGACAAGTCAGAGTCTGGAGTCACAAGAGCGTCCGGACCAGGAACCCAAAGCACATCACCACGTGCATCGACTAGTGCCTTCGTGTAAGAGTCAAGGGTAGCCTGGACCGAAACTCCATCGAAATTCTGTACAATTGCTGAGCGACCGTACGTAGCCTGTAGCTGAGTATTGAACGCAGAGGAGTAAATACCTCCGTTGGTTCCACCAGTCGACGTACCGGTTCCGTACGCATCCGATGCCACGTCCTGAGGTGCAACCGAAACCAACAGATTTGTGTTGGTAACGTTGCGCTCATCGAAGACAATAGCACCTTCACCCGTAGACCTATCCACACCCCGCAATGGATACGACATGTTCAATTCTCGGGTGGTTGGGTCAATCCAGTAGTCAAAACCGTTCTGAAGCTGCGAGAGGTTAAACAAGAGCTTGCTAACGTAGTTCAGCTCAGACTTCAGATACGTAGCGTCACGCAGAACACCAGAGTTGGAGATTGATGTAGTATCAATCCCAAAGTTACCGAAGGTAAGATTCTGCCACTGGTCGATTAGCTGCTTACCAATCATAAACTGATCGATTTGCTTGAACGTCAAATCAGCGACAACTACCATCATGTCAAAGTAAGCTTCGAGAGACTTTGCGTTGATGGTAAGAGACTGATTCTGGATCTGCCCAGTGATCCACGGACCTGCGAATACCAGACGACCATTTCGGTACAGCCACAACTCAGTACCCTGAGTTGAAAGATTCCGAAGACGCTGCACAATCGGCTCAGTCAGCGACGAAACCTGGACACCGACGTTCAACTGTGAAGGCTTATTCAAGGTTTGGGTGTAGGCCAAGCCGTCGAACTGAAGCGGGTCAATCTCGATGAAGGTCGGTGGGCCGTTCTGCTGTGGTACGCGCGCCACACAGACCAGCTCATAAACTGCTGCGGTGCCTTCCTTCGGGATAAGTGCAGAAGGAACGGCCGTGACAATACGAATAACCTTGTGACGACCGAACGCTTCTTTACTAGCAAGTCCCTTACCCTGAAGAGTAACGGGACCCGGAGTAACCGTTGCTTGACCGAAGTTGAGTGCAGACGGAATCCCGGTGGGTCGGGTCATGAAACCCATAAGGATGGTGGCGATGCCGAAAGCATCAGGCTCACCAGGCTTAGGACCCAATCCGGAGTGCTGAAGCGTGACCGGACCGGTAGTTACCGTGCCATGCCCGATTGCTACTGCACTAGGAATCCCATGATGAGAAAGAGTCTTATCATCATGGATGACAACAGCCTTACCAAATGCGTTAGCACTAGGGAGACCGTGATGTGCGATCGTCTGAGTACCAGACTGAATCTCAATCGCAGCAACGGTGGAAAGCTGGCTCGTTGGATTCGTGGCACCGACCGTATACGCACCGGCGACAGCCGCAACCTGCGTACAACAATCAACTACATAGTGAGAAGACTTGTAGTCACGACGAATCTCGGTGGTTCCGGCACCACGATACGTAATTGTCGTAGGTGGAGTAACACCGTTATAGTCACAGCTTACCCACGCAATGATGGAATCGTTGCGAGCTGTCGTCAGTGAGATATTCGGAGTGCTCTGCTTAGTAGCAGAGGCAATTGCGGGTGTCGTTGCAATTGTCGCAGCACCCCAACGCTGGTACCACATACTGTGATACGAGTATGAAGTGGAACCGCCACCAGAGAACGGGACCGTAATTGTCTGTGCAACCGCATGAGCGGAGTCGACAACTGCGGTCCAAATACGCATCGGAGAAGCACCCGATACGTTAATGTCGAGACGTAGCGTAAACGTCAACCCAGAGGATGACGTTACCGAACCAATCGTTACGGACTCATTCTCAGTAGTAGCGAAGACAACAAGGACTTCACCGACACTGGGAGTGAATGAAGATGACACACAGCTTGCACTACTGTATGAAGTATCAACAGAGACAAGCTGATCGCCAACTAGAGTAGGTGCCACCCTTTCCTCCTAAGTAAAGGGGGAAGGGAAGGCTACAGCTTGAAGATCTTGTTAACTCCAGAGTCCCACGCGATGTTGATGTTACCACCGTTAGGAGTCACGGGAAGTCCAGTAGCATCATCGATGTAGGCAATAAGGCGCTGAGAAGTGGTAGCCAAATCAGCACCACCAGACGGAGCAGACGACTGGTAAAGAATGTAACAAGAGCACGCAGTACCAGTCGGGACCGAGGTGAATGTAACAGGGTCAGCGTTGGCTACACCGCCCGTTACAGAAGGAGTGGTGAGCGTCTGAGTGGCAACGATGGTCGCACCAGAGGAAGTGATGTCCGAAAGGAACTGGTGAGCATCATTAAAGGTGTAGCCTCGCAGAAGCGAGACCTTAATGGTCCCAGTATTCCAGTCAATAGAACCGTCGAGGAAACCCTCGCGACCCTTAGAGTACAATGCAGAAGCCATTTTAACCTGCCCAAGTATCGCGGTAGTCCAACGTGCACAGAACCGGAGCCCCGGCAGGCACAGTCTGAAGATAAATCTGGTTGTAACCCTCTTGGCCTGTCGGGTCAGCGTCGATACGGAATGGTTCACGCGGGAGTGCCCACGCACCATACTTGGACTGACCGTCCAGAGTAATCACTGACCGAGGTGCACCAGTGATTCGAGACTGCATATCCCCGACCAGCGTAGATCCCTTAGGAATGTTCAACGACACGTCAAAGGCGACCTGAGACGTGATATTCGTCAGGGTTACACGGCTAACGGTCGGACCCGACGTAGGTCCGTAGACCGTAATCACAGGGTACGCAGCGATATTGCCAACGTTAGTGATGTTGACGAGGTTAGGTACTCCCGACACTGGAGAGTTCGGGATGATGATGTGATGAGGCACTGCGGAATAGTGACGGGGGTCCGCAGCTCGCAGGGCGAACTTCTGATTAGCGAACGTGATTTGCTTATTGTTTCGCTCACGTACCAAATCAGTAGGCCGAACGTACATCATCCTGGCAACGTCGTCAGGGTGTCGCCAAACAAGCTGCCAGTCCTCATTCCGCTGGGGGACGAGTGCTCGGTACAGCAGGTTCATGTTCAGCTCAACGACGTCCCGGCCCTTGCCCACGTTCATCTCAAAAGTAACAACGCGTGCAGACCCGAGGTCGACGCCTCGGAGCGATCCGTCGGCCCGGGGGAAATCCTGGTCGCTCGTGCGCACTGAGTGGCCGCCGAGCCCCGAGGTCCCCTGGACGTGGAACTGAGTGCCGGAACCGATGAGGAAGCGGTTTGGCCCAATCCAATACTGATAGTTGAATGGCAGGATGGTTGCCTGCTGTCCACTACCACATTTCGTGACCGCCGGATTGGCTTTACTCTGAAGCGGGCCAAACGCCGTCAGAATACCGGTAGACTTACCACCCGTCTGAGTGGTTGCAGTTCCAGCCTTAGAAGTAAGCTGCTTAGGTCCGGACGAGCCTCCACGAAAAGTGGCGACAATCGCAATCCAGTCACGATACGAAGACAACCAACAGGAAATGTTGAAGTACGTACGGATGGATGCGATTAGGTGGTGGTGAGTCCACCTTGTTCGATCTGAGTCGTCGTTATAGATTCTATTTGCATAGGAGTATGGACTCAGGGCTTCGAATAGTCGAACCAAGCCGCCCGAGAAGCCACTCTGCGTGCAGCCGGTGTACGCATTCGCGACACAGGCAACGACAATCTCGTCAGCCTGCACCGTAATACCGGTCTGACCCGAGTCACACCTATTGGAATAGGACGTACGAACGACAACCTGATCCAATGCATTGGACTGAGACGCACCGCTGTATTCCATAACTCGAAGCTGAATGGAACGGTCATCACGTGCAGAGACCGTAATCGAGTTCATCGTCGGAGCGTTCTGGTAATACCACATGTAAAGGTGGACTCGGCCATATGCGGTCGACCGCACCAGAACAAAACCTGGATCTGAAATCTGTACGTCGCAAGCTCCACCGCCGATAACGGCAGTAGCAATCACCAGAGAACCTGGAAGCGTCGGGTCCTCAAAAGTCGCCTGACAACTCTTAGTTTGGTATCGGCAAACCGAGTTGTAAGCGTTCTGTACTAACTGGATAGTAGTGGTCATGGGCTAATCCCATGCCGTCACGAGCTGTCCCGTAGCGAACTGAACAGGAGTGTTACCGTTGTTTACAGTGACAGGAGTGTCTAGAGCATTTGTGTACTCAGGGACACCACCACTAGCAGCCGTGAACCAGCCGTAATAGAGGATCTGACCCCAGTTAGCGGTTGGGTTGGCAAATGTAAACGCCGCACCATTAGTCTTCGTGGTGACACCACTAGAAGTTGCCGCAGCCGGGAAGTTGGTAGTGTTATTCACTACTGCGACTCGCGCGTAGGCTCCACCAACAGGCTCAGTAAAGTTCGAACCATCTTCGTTAGGAATGGTTGTGGAAAGGCCGAGGTACCACGTGGCGGGAGCCCAAGTTGTAGCGCCCCCGCCGAACTGAGAATCGGCAATCTGCCGTTCCCTCTGGTCAGTAGCCATTACTTATCCCAATCGCAGAGCCAAAGCGGTGCGACGGGCCGTTTCCACTGGATCACCGGATTGGTCGTGAACATTCACGGTCGCACCAGTGCCAGTACGCAGTAGGATATTGGCGATATCATCCAACTTAGAAACGACGTCGTCATTGCTTACACCGTTAACGGTGCCAGCCACCATGCTATCAAACTTAGCTGTCTGGTCTGCATCGAGGATTCGCTCTGGCTTCCTAGTCTTGTTGATTGCCAGTGTCATTCCTGGCATGAGAAGTCCACCCGAGTCATAACCCGAAGGACGGTTCAGCGGGTCAATCGCAGCAATCGATCCGTAGCGGTGCAACGCATAGTTAAGACCAGCGTAAATGTTGGCAAGTGGGTTTGTAATTCCCAAGCCGACATACGGACCAGCATACGCCGCAAACGTTGACGGAATCGTCTGCATGAGACCCTGCGAGGGGTGCCCTGCCCGAGCGTTGGAGTCGGTCAGGTTAATGGCGTTCGGGTTACCACCCGACTCGAAGTTGATTCGTCGCTCAACTGCGGCCAGCAGAGAGGCAGGCTGACCAAGTTCCGCGAGGACCCGCAGGATGACCGGTGCCCACTGTGCCGCTCCACCACCAGGGCTACCACCGATGATTGCCGCCGCCGCCGCCGCAAGGGCATCAGTAATCTTCTTCTTAACGGCATCACCGATTTTGGTGGCAACTGCCTTACCAATTTCGCCGATAGGACCAGCAGCAAAGGCTTTCATAGCTGAACTGATAGCCCCAGTAACGTCACCGAGTGGGTCAGTCGAGAGACCCTGTTTCTGTGCCGTCTGAGTCTGCGCCGCAACCGACGATGATCCACCACCACCGCCGTATGGGTTGTAGCCTCCACCACCGACTACGCCACCTCCAGCCAGCAACTGAGTACCGGCTTCCTGGTGTAGAGCAACCGCGTTCGATCGGTGTTGCGGATCTGTAGGAATGACGTACTCTGGATAGCGAGGGTTGCCTTCTCCGACGATGGCCCTAGGTCCATTCGTCTTAAAGCCAGCTCCGACAGATCCACCACCGGCAAGCATCTGTACTTCGTCAGGAAGCACACCACCGGTAGCAAAACCGGGAATGTCTGGAATCACTGGAATGAGCAAGAACTTCAGTACAACGTTAAGGCCATTCTTCAGAGTATTGATAACTCCGATGACGTTGTTGACTCCAGTTCGAACTGCTCCCGTGATTCCATCCCAAACACTAGAAGCAGTAGTCTTGATTCCTTCCCAGACTCGACCGAAGAAATCAGAGATTCCCTGCCAAATTTGATTCCACTTAGTGGAAATCGCATCCCAGGCTCCTGTGAAGAAGCTAGAGATTGCATTCCAAAGCGTAGTAGCTTGCCCCTTAATACCATTCCAGATATTCGTAAAGAACGTCGAGATGGCATTCCAGACAGTATTCCAGGCGTTGGAAAGTACGTTCCAGGCATTCGTGAAGAATGAAGCAATAGCATTCCAGATCGACTGTGCAGTCGAGGAAATGTTATTCCAGATCGTTGTGAAGAATTGTGAAACCGTATTCCACAAATTCGACCAGTTAGCGCTGAAAACATTCCAACGCTCAGTAAAGAATGCAGCAATAGCATTCCAAATACTCTGAGCTGTAGACGAAATCGCATTCCAAATAGTCTGGAAGAAATTCGAGATCGTCGTCCAGAGATTCGTCCAGCTTGTAGAGAAGGCAGCCCAACGATCCGCAAAGAAACTAGAGATCGCATTCCAGACAGTTTGAGCAGTGCTCGAAATCGCGTTCCAGATTGTAGAGAAGAAATTCGAGATTGCAGTCCAGACCTGAGTGATCAGCTCATGATGCGCCTGGAACAAACGCTGGAAGTAATCAGTGATGGCATTCCAAACTGTAGTAGCTACAGAGGAAATGCCATTCCAGATTGACGTGAAGAAATCAGAGATTGCCTGCCAAATTGCAATCGCCGAATCACGTGCTGCATTCCAACGATCCTGGAAGAAACTAACTACAGAATTCCAGGCATCTACCCAAGTTTGCTTAAACGCATTGGTTCGATCTTCGAAGAACGAAACGATAGACTGCCAGATATTGCTAAAGAAATCGCCAACGGAAGTCCACAGACCTGTCCACGCAGTCGAGATCTGATTGATCATATCGTTCCATCCGGTAACAATGTAGTCACCGAACTCACGCATACGATCGCCGAAGTGTGTAAAGAAATCAACTACAGCATCTACTGCTTTATGGAACCAACCGATTTTATCATAGGCTGCCTGGAATGCAGCGACGACCGCCATGATGGTTACAACTACGAGCATGATTGGCCCGCCGAAGCCGGATATAGCAACCACGATAGCCGTAATACCAAGTACAATAGCGCCCATCCAATCGGGCGGAATAGAGTTAACTAGCTTCAGGCACCAGTTAACCACGTCCATCATCAAGTTACCAAGAGGGGCAAGTCCCATAGCAAGATGCATAATGAACGTGACAAGCTGAGTTACGAACTCAATGACGCGTGGCAAAGATTGAACTGCCAGATCAATGAACCGTTTAAAGTTAGGATCAGTTCCTAGGTTACTTGCCCAGGTAGCAAGATCCTGGAACATCTTGACAAGCTGATCCATGATCGGACCACCGAGCTTCATAAAAGCATCAGTGATTCCGATAACAGTCTTGATTAGAGAAACGCCGATGGTGGCAAAGTCCCTAAGGACCGGACCAATCTGCTGCCCGACCATGGAAATGAAGTTCCCCCATATGGAGGAACCAAAGAATTCCTGAAAAATGCCGAACATCTGAGTAAGCGCGGCAGATACCGGCTTCATCAGAGGTTCAAGCGTCTTCAGGATGGACGTCAGCAGGTTGAAACCGGCAGCCATTGTCTGGCCGACGACGCCAGAGCCGATCTCCTGAAGCGTCTTTACTTCATCCTTCAGCCCTTTGAATGCCTGAGCCGCCCCACGCAGAGACGGAGGCAGGGCGTCAATCCCCTCTTGACCCTTCTTAACTGCCTTGGAAATCTCTTCAAAGGCAGGGACAGCCGCAATGGCGAACGCGCCGACACCCACACCGGCGACGACGAATGCAGAAGCGAGCATTCCGACGGCACCTATGATGCCGATCAACGCAGCGGATATCATAGGCGCCAAAATGATGATCGCACCAGCTATCATTTGGATGCGACTCAATGAGCCTTCGGCTTCACCACTACCCGGGCTACTAACGAAGATAGTAGCGATACGGGTTCGAGCTGTCTCGTCTAGCTTTAACCTCAGAAGGTCAAGTTCAGCCTTAGCCGCAAGAGAATCCACCTTGACCTTGGTAGAGTAGGATCGCACCGAGAAGATTCTCAGGTCGAAAAGAAGAGTATCAAACTCTTTACGTTCTACATTGACCTTCGCAGTAGCGGTAGCCGCCTTACGTGCGAATTCGTCAAGCTGTGCCTTCAGCTTGTCCAACTCAGCGGAGACGCCACGCGAGTCAAGGTCAAGCTTTGCGGTGAAAGTCTTACCGTCGAACTCATCTGCCCGTGCAGTAGCTTCATCCAGAGCTACCGTAAACGGATTGAGATCGAGGTCCAGAGTACCTTCGATTGATCCTGCATCAAAAGCCACTCTGGACCCCGATCCCTATTCAGTTATCCCCAGGCCATCTCATCAATGTCAGGGGTGTCACTGACTTTCTCAACGCTATTCATTCCGGGCAGATCCAGGATATCACGGTCCTCTAGACCGTCATCTTCCTCTCCTGATTCCCGTCTCAAATGAGCGTTGAGTTCTTCCATATAGACCCACTGCTGCCACCAGGGCAGAGCGTTCCACTCATCAATTGAAAAGTGGAGGTAGAACCTGGCCCGAAACCACTCTAGACGCTGGTCAGGCGACTCGGTGAGTTCGTCGTATCGGGCCGACCAGCTTCCGGGTTAAGAAGATTACCCATGACGTAACCAACAAAACCCATGAAAGGACGGTAAGGCAACTTCTGAAGTACCTCTAGCGAGGGGGAACCGCCACAGAGCTTCGCGACCTCAACCGTGATCTCTTCAGCAATTCGCTCATACGTCGACTCGTCATCAACGTTGCTCAGCGTGCTAGCAACCTGCTGCGCGGTAGCCGAATCCGACGCATCCTGCCCGACCAGACCCATTTCCTTGAACTTAGCCTGAATATTCTTCAGGAAGTCGTTCACGAGCTGGCGGGAAGGCTCCGGGATAAAGCCCTTGTGACCATCACCCGGACCCAACCACTGAGGATCGGAGAAGTCATACTCAAGCGACCCTCCGATTGAATTTACATCAAACTTAGGCATTGCCTTACCGTCCCCACCCTAAAGGGTGATAGCAGGAAACTTCCTAAATCAGGAAGTCTTAGGGAGATTCATCTCCCGAACCACCATATCGGTGATCGGAGACAGAAGTCGGAAGGACACCGCGTAGACTCGCTGAGTCTTAGAGCGGGTGTAATCCGTCTTCACCGTAGCGACAGACAGAACGTCCTGCCACAGAATGCGCCGCCAGTACGACTTGTTATTGATACCCTCGACACCGAGCGTCAGGTGGTCAAGCTCCTCAGTGAACTTGATTTCCCGATAGCCAGGCTCCGTGGCCGAAGGCGCGACAGTGTTGATAACACCGCCACCGTAAGCCAGAAGCATCGTCTCCAGAGTATCCTCTGAAAGCGTGGTGTCAATCGTCGGGTCAAGAGAGTCAGTAGCAACGTCAACCGCGTTGCTCTGCTCCTCAATAGTAATATCAGTCGTCTTGCGAGACCAGTTAAGAGTTACACCCGACTGAGTAGCGCCAATTGGCGTCCAAAGCGGGTCTCCCTTAGTAGCGTCTTTCCAATCCCCACCGAGATCCAGAGTGTTGTCTGGAAGCGAAATAGTAGGGCTGTAGCCCTGATACCACACCGCAGCAGGACCACGGACAACATTTGCGCTCTCATAACGAGGAGAGGGACCCGGCCCAACAGCCATTTTTACTTACCCCCGACAACAACTCGAACGCCGCACTGCTCCGCAAGCTTCTCAACCTTGTCAGCCTGCTCGCGAGTCAGCTCCACACCATCACGAGTGACAGTCGGGACGTCCTCAACAACGAAATCACCAGACGGCCAAGCAGTCTTGACCTCAACCTTGCCAGAATCGGTAGGGGCATCCTCAACCGAAGCATCCGCAGGCGCAACGTCGTTAGTAGAAGCAACGTTTGCATCCGTGGCCGCCGACTCGGAATCGGTGTCCGACGCTCCGCGCGCCCAAGCCGAATTCGACTCTGGATCTGGACCCATAGCCATATCCACTCCTATTAAATTACTATTTAATCAAATGGCTGGTACAAATTCGTACCAACATGGAAAATGTAAGAGCACTGGAAAGTCCAGCGACTCTGTGCGTCCGTAATTGGACTACTAGTCGGAGCACCCATCATTCTGTAGATGCTCTCAATGTGTATATTTTCAGCAATATCAAAGTTGGTCTGTGATGCGAGGATCACAGAGTCAACTTCGTAAGCAATGTCCTCAGCGTCACTGAAGTTATCAGCACCACCACGACACTGGAAGTTGTACGCCGGGTTATCGAACGCACCTTCCATGTCGAATCCCCGACCAGGCTGCGGGATAATTCCGATAGCCCGATGTGGGAGATTAGGAGGGAGCCGCCCAGGGCTAAGCAAGGCCCCACTTTGAAGTTGAGGCTCAATCCAGTCAATAATGTGTTGGACCTTGAGCCGTGGAACTGTGATATCAAACGTACCCGGGATTGTCATATGTGTGGCAACCCCTCAGGTCGACGGCCGTAAATCGGAGGACGATCGTAAATGACTGTCCCATTCCGAGTCACGAATGGGTGACCAGACCCGTCCAATTCGCCAATTTCCTTAGGTGCATTATCGAAAACGAACTGAGCAAATTTCTCAGCCGTGTCGATCATAGCACGTTCAAGCCCAAGGCCCTCATCATCGAGCACCTTGTTCGCAATTTCTTGCATGAGAATCACCATGTTTTCCAACATGGGTGCCCTAAGGTATTCCGCACGTCCACCACGAGGATGATGGAACGTTAGCGTCTCGTGCTGGTTTTGTGCGTAAGCCTGGTCAACCACGCAATGCGCAGTGATATGTCCTGCTCCGATGGAATCCCGAAGCAGTGCAATTCTCTCACCGAATGTACCAGCCATTACCGCCACACCCACATGGGAGGAATGACACCTTCGGAAGTGTTAAAGATCGGAGCAGACGGGAAGAGAGGACCGCCGTACTGATTGTAAACGGTCCCGTCTTCCATCCCTGAACTACCCAGCTCGTCTACCGGAACCTCAACAGTCCCATTGCCAATACCGGTAAGCAAGGACAATGCCCGTTGGTACCGCTGAATTGACGAGTCCAGAGTGGACTGGAATTCACGTCCACTCCGGTAGGTAAGAGTAGTGAGATAGACAGCGATATCTACAGACAGGTTGTGCAAAAGAGGTGGCACCGACACATCTGTCAGTGCCACCCCCTCCACCGCAATAGGCAATACATACCGCTTACGCAGAGCTGCATTAATCTGCTCATCCGCGTTTGAAATGGCAAACTCAATCTGGTCATCGTCCAGAACATTCGGGGTCAGCGACTCAGCATCACCACGAGCCCCAGTCAATACTGCCCGAACGTCCTCAACCTTTGAGTAAGCCATCTTGTATCTCCTACCCGTTCAGAAATTACTTAGACGTCTGAGCACGGGCGGACGAGTCGTCCCCCGCGACCCCCCTAGCCTTGCTCTGTGGCTCACTGGCCGACTTGTCGGCATCCTCGTCCTTCCACGGGTCCGCATCCGAACCCTTCTCCACAAGGTGAGGACGCGCACCCTGAGTGAGGTAGTCAATCTCCTCCGGAAGGAGATTCGGGACCACATCACCACGGGTGTAACGGTGCGACCGAGGCCGTGGGGTGTCCAGCGAATCTGGGTCGAGTCGGACCCA